AGGATTCAGACCAAGGTATGTGATGGTTAAGCGAAAAGACTCAACTGGTTGGTGGTATCCGTTTGATACGGCTCGTAATACTTACAATGTCACGAACAGTATTATTGAATTAAACGGTGCTCTTGCAGAGACAACAGGAAGCAATTACGCAATAGATGTTTTGTCAAATGGGTTCAAACTTAGGTCAACTCATATTGATGTAAATACTTCTGGTGGCACATACATCTACGCTTGCTTTGCCGAAAACCCATTCAAGTATTCTTTAGCGAGGTAATAAATGTTTCAACTCAATGGCAACCCAATCTCAATAGATTCTGAACAAATCGTTAACGGTATTCGCTACCCACACCTGCGTGACCCTGCCCTGCGTGAGCAACTAGGTATTGTAGAGGTAGCAGACCCAGAGCAGTACGACCAGAGATTCTATTGGGGCGTAGGCAATCCCAAACTTCTAAACGACCGTGAGGAAGTAGACCAAGACGGCAACCCCATGTACGTCAAAGTCTTGGGTGTGGTCAACGGACAACCTGCGATGGTTGACTCCACAGAGCGTCTGGTGACCAAGGGACTCAAGAGCCAATGGACTTCTCAGGTTAAGCAGACTGCTGGATCGTTGCTTGCCCAGACCGATTGGATGGTAGTCCGCAAGGCAGAGCGTAACATTGATGTGCCTGCTACCGTAGCTGCCAAGAGAGCAGCAATCGTGGCTGAGTGCGATAGGCTCGAAGCAGCCATCACAGGCTGTGCAGATGTAGAAGCATTGATTGCTGTAATCGGTAACCAAAACTGGGGTGAATAATGTCATCAATAGACCAAGTCAAAGGCCAACTTGATACCCATGAAGCAGTATGTGCTGAACGCTATGCAGGCATCAATGCTAGGCTAAAGAGACTAGAACAGATCTTGCTTGGGACTACTGGTTTTATCGTGGTTCTCTTACTAAGCTTAGTTCTTAAAGTAGGTTAATATGAGCAGAAAAGTATCAGCAGTTACAACTAAGTCTACTACCACCAAGGAAACTATTCTTACTGTTCCTACCAAGAATACTGGTCTTTGGCAGTTAATGTATATCATTAGTCTTACTGGTAACGATACTCCAAAGGTCTACTGGTACGATATTTCTACTAACACTGAGTACTTCATTGTTGGTGGTAAGAACTTAGGTGCTGGTGAGTTTATTAGATTAGATGGAGAGGCAGAGGTAGTTTTACAAGCTGGTGATGAGATTCGAGTACAAAACTCAGGTACTCAGACAGTAACCTACATAGCAACTGTAGAGTTCATGCCTGAGATGACAGTTCAATTCCAATTCTAAGGAGAATAGTATGCCAATGGTAGACGGAAAGAAATACCCTTACACTAAGAAGGGCAAACAAGAGGCAGCTTCGGCTAAGATCAGCAAGCTTCGTAAAGAAGGTATGCCACAGAAGCAAGCAGTAGCTGTTGGCCTAGCCATGACTGGTATGTCTAAGAAGAAGAAAGCTAAGAAAGGATCTTCTCGTGGTTACTAAGCCCGGCCTCTATGCCAACATCAATGCAAAGCGTAAACGGATAGCAGAGGGATCTGGAGAGAAGATGCGTAAGGTAGGCTCCAAAGGTGCTCCTACTGCTAAGGCATTTAAACAGTCTGCAAAGACAGCAAAGAAGAAATAAATGGTAAAGAAAGTATATCAGAACCCAGAAGGTGGCTTAAACGCTAAAGGCAGGGCATACTTTAAGAACAAGGAAGGCGCTAACCTGAAGCCTCCCGTGTCTTCTAAAGAGGCTGCAAAGTCTCCTAAGAAGGCTGCTCGTAGGAAGTCATTCTGTGCTCGTATGAGTGGAGTAGCTGGTCCTATGAAGGATGAGAAGGGCAGACCAACAAGGAAAGCATTAGCACTTAGGAAATGGGATTGCTAAATGGCAAACAAAACTTATCTAGAACTTGTCAATGATGTACTGGTTAGGCTTCGTGAGAACGAGGTTACTTCAGTCAACGACACAGCATACTCCAAACTAATTAGCAAGTTCGTTAATGACGGTAAGAGGCAGGTAGAAGACGCATACAATTGGAATGCTCTGTCTGAAACTCTAACCGTTTCTACTACTGCTAATCTATTTAACTATGTAATGACTAATGCTGGTATTCGCTTCAGGGTCTTTGACGTTATAAATGATACAAGCGATTGGTTCATGGATAACGCTTCTACCAGTGATATGAATAATAAGTTTTTAAATCAAACTCCTGAGTTAGGTTCTCCTCGCTACTATAACTTTAACGGTGTAGATTCTAATGGAGATACTCAAGTAGATCGCGGAGAAGATGGTGGGTTAAGCAGCTCTGAGGCTTATGCTTTATATCAAACATCTTTAGCAGATCATGTGGCAAACGAAGGCAATCATTATCCAGACGAATTTACTTGGGACGCTGTCTAATGGCATCTCCCTCACAAACGGCTAGTATCGCAGCACCGGGATTCTTTGGACTAAACATCCAAGAGTCTGCAGTGTCTCTGTCTTCTGGCTTTGCGCTAGAGGCTAACAACTGCGTGGTTGATAAGTATGGTCGTATCGGTGCTCGTAGAGGTTGGACACCTGTAAACACAGCAGTCAACACAGACTTAGGCGCTGCTAACCCAGTAGAGTTTATGTTTGAGTTAACAGATAATGGGTCTAGTCAGTTCCTTAGTGCGGGTAACAATAAGCTGTTTACTGGTACTACAACGATGACTACCAAGGCTGTACGAAACCAAGCTAACAGTGCAGACCTAACCTACACAATCACTGGTAACAACTGGCAGGGAGCTGCTCTGCCTTACGGCGATGGATCTGCTGCAGAGCCTCATGCATACTTAGTTCAGTCTGGTCATCCTATGCTGATGTACCATCGTATGGCTACTCCGGGAACTGGAGCTACGTTTACAGTTTCTACTGTCTCTAGCGGTGCTATCACTGGTTTGACTATCACTGCTGCTGGCTCAGGATACAATGTAGGAGATATCCTAACCTTGTCTGGTGGAACTACTGCTGCTACTGTGACTGTGGCTACACGATCTGGTACAGGCATCGCTACTGTAACTATTACTACTGGTGGAGCTGGTTATTCAGTATCTAATACTCTGACCAGCACAGTAACAACCACTGCTAACCCACACTCTCACACAGGCTCATTCGGCTTCCAGAGGCTTGCTGATGTAGGGACAATACCTTTGGGGTATTCTGTTGGTGACTTCGCTCCTAACTGCTCTCTAGCGGCTTATGGACGTATCTGGGTGGCAGACATTGCTGGAGATCCTCAGACAGTCTACTTTACTCGCTTACTAGATGGATCAGACTTTCAAGGTGGAGACTCTGGCTCTCTGTCCTTAAACGCTGTCTTCCCTAACTCGGATAAGATAGTTGCTATTGCAGCGCACAACGGATTCCTGATTATCTTTGGTCGTAATAACATTGCTGTCTATGCTAACCCAATCGATGTAACTGAGCTAACCTTAGAAGACTATATTCCTAATGTGGGTTGTATCGCTAGGGACTCTGTTCAGAGCACTGGTACGGATATTATCTTCTTGTCTGATTCTGGGGTTAGAAGCCTTCAACGGGTTATTCAGGAGAAGTCCTTGCCTATGCGGGATATCTCCAAGAATGTACGGGATGAGTTGATGACTAGCGTAGCCTCTGAGACAGCGGCTAACATCAAGTCTGTCTACTATGACAGGGATGCTTTTTATCTTCTTAGTCTCCCAATTACTAAGTCAGTCTACTGCTTTGACATGAGGACTCCTCTGCAGGATGGGGCTGCTAGGGCTACCACATGGACCAGTATAGAACCTAAATCCTTTATTGTGACTAACTCCAAAGAGCTATACCTTGGTAAACCCGGATACATAGGAAAGTACTATGGTCACACAGACAATGGGACTAATTATCGGTTTAGCTACTACACCAACTACTTCGACTTTGAGCAGCCTACCGTTGAGAAGATCATGAAGCAGATTGGATTCGTGGTCATCGGGGGTTCTAACCAGAACGTAGCTGTCAAGTGGGGCTTTGATTATAACGAAAATTACTTTGCTTTTACGAAAAAGCTTGACACGGCGGTAGTTTACGAGTATAATATAGGAGAATATAATATTGCTGAGTTCTCAGACGGTATTGTCCTAGATAAGTTTAAGATACAGGCTGGCGGTACAGGGTCTGTTATGCAGATTGGACTAGAGGCTGAGATCAATGGTAACCCTATCTCTATTCAAAGGATTGACATCTATATTAAACAAGGAAAACAAGCATGAGTAACTATGTAAAAGCTACTAACTTTGCCGTCAAGGATGGCCTATCTACTGGAAACCCAGCCAAGATTATCAAAGGCACAGAGATTGATACCGAATATAATTCTATCGCCTCAGCTATCTCGTCCAAGGCAGACCTAAACAGTCCTACCTTTACAGGTACTCCAGCGGCTTCTACGGCCTCTGCAGGGACCAGCACTACTCAGATAGCTACCACGGCCTTTGTGACCACGGCTATAGCGGCTGCTACGGCTGCTCTGATCCCTTCAGGCATGATCATGATCTGGTCAGGTTCGGTAGGCTCTATCCCTACTGGGTGGACGCTCTGTAACGGCTCTAACAGCACTCCAGACCTACGGGATAAGTTTGTTATAGGTGCTGGTTCAACCTATGCAGTCAACGGTACTGGTGGCTCTTCCTCTGTAACACCGTCTGGTACGATTAGCGTGACTGGTACTGCCCTGACTCAAGCGCAGATGCCAAAACACTATCACTTAATGCTTGGGCCAAACTCTGTATCTAGCCCACAAGGTAGTGGTTCTGGAGTAGGTAATTATGGTGGGGGCACTCCAGATGATGGCACACAGGCTTATGGTACATATTCCACAGGTGGAAGTGCTGCTTCAGGAAGTCAAACAACAGGAACAAGCAACGGAGATACACACACCCACTCAGCTACATTTACTGGTACTGCAGGAACTGTTCTACCTCCGTACTATGCTCTTTGCTACATTATGAAGACATGATTGCACATCATTTCTCAGATAATTTATATGCTAAAGAGTGCTTCTTTCCTAAAGGCACACAGATTGTACAGCATAAGCATAAGTATGACCACCTATCTATTCTTGCTAAGGGCAAGGTAAAAGTTGTAGTAGATGATGAAGTTTTTGATATTGAAGCACCTCATTGTTTTAATATCAAAGCCGATAAACATCACGGTGTTTTAGCATTAGAAGACTGTGTTTGGTACTGCATTCATGCTACCGAGGAAACAGATATTAACAACATTGATGAAGTTTTAATTAAGGAGTAATACCATGCCTTTTGCAATAGCAGCCGCCGCTATTGGTGGCTCACTTATAGCAGGCCGGTCTGCAGAAAAAGCAGCCGAAAAATCTGCAGCAGCACAAAGAGACACAGCTAGACTAGCCGCAGATGAAGCTCGGTTCAGACCAGTAGGAATGTCTACTAGGTTTGGTACTTCTACATTTGGGTTTGGTCCTGAAGGAAGATTAGAGAGTGCTGGATATCAAGCATCTCCAGAGATACAAGCACTACAAGATAGGTTATCTGCTCTATACGGCACAAGCTTAGGACAAGCTGAACAGGCTCAGGCTGCTGGTGTTCCTTTAGGTACTGCTGGTCAGGGCCTCTTTGGATTAGGTGCTCAGTATCTAGCACAGTCTCCAGAAGCTGCTAAACAGCAATACATAAGAGAACAGACGGATCTTCTTAGAGCACCTCGCCAAGAAGAAGAGCAACGACTAGCTGCCTCTGTTTTCGGTAGAGGACGGGCTGGGTTAAACGTAGGAGCTGCTGGACAGCCTGAGTTAGCAGCATTAGCTAGCGCAAGACGGACACAAGAATTGCAGTTAGGTGCAGGGGCAGAGAGAGCAGCGCAACAGCGTATTGGATTTGGTGCTGGCCTGTTTGGCACAGGTGCTGGTTTGTTTGGAACTCAGTACGGATTACAGACTCAGGCATTGGCTCCGTTCCAGCAACAGTTTGGAGTATCTCAGTTGCTTGAACAAGCCGCACTACAGCCTCTTGATATCGGTGCTCAACTTGGTGGACGTACTGCAACGGCAGGTGCTAATGTTGGTCAATCATTGTTAACAGGTGGTCTAGGTGCTGCACAGACTCAGTTACAGGGTTCCTTAGTTGGTCCGTCATTGATGGCACAGAATGTTTCTGGCTTTGGGCAGAACTACTTACAACAGAGGCAACAGCAACAACTACTAGACAGGCTGTTAGGAAGTCGTCCTAGTAGTTCTGGTTTTGGTTCTGGTTCTTCTTCAACTTTAGGTGCAAATTATTTTCCAGCAATGGAAGACTACTCTTATTAATTAAGGAACAAACATGGCTATTACTTCTTTATTTGGTCCTTCACCCGCTGAGATTATTATGGCTCAGCAAAAAGAAGCCCAGCAACAGAATATGCTGCGTAATCAGCAAATTGCACAGCAAGGCGGTCAATTTGGTGTGTTTGCTCCTTTATACCAAGCAGGTTTAAGGTTTGGTGATGTAGCGTCTCAAGCTGCTGTGCAAGGTTTATTTCCTCAACAGGTAGACCCACGATTACAAGAGGCTACTGCTGTTCAATCTGTTCTGTCTAAATATGCTGATCAAGATCAGAGTAATCCTTTAACATTAGAAAAAATAGGTAAAGACTTGATGCCTGTTGCTCCTGATGCTGGTCTTCGTGCTCTTACATTAGCTAAACAATTGACAAAAGACAAAAAACTTACTATAGTTTCTCCAGGGGCTTCTGCAATAACTGAAGCAGGAGAAGTAGTATATACGGCTCCTGAAAGAGTTAAACCTACTAAAGTAGGACTAACAGATCAAGCTATAACACTGTCTAATGGTCAACTACTTTCTAAAGGGCAGGCTGTGTATCAGGAAGGAGATCAACAATATGTCTTAGGGCCTGCAAACACTAGGATTAATGTTGGTGGGATTCCTTTACAAGGCGCTGCTGGTACTAAGATTGAACTTGGTCTTGGTGACGCAATGTTAAAAATGTTTGGAATGACAGAAGCAAAAGAAAAAGGAGAAGCTTGGGCTAAATTTGGAACGCTTTATAAAGACAATGCTCAACTTATTAATACTATTGATGAGTTTAAAACTAAGGCTCCAAATGCATTTACTGGGATGGGTGCCGACGCTAAAAAGAATATATCTAAACTTTTTAGTGCAATTGGTGTTCCTGTGTCTGAAAAAGCTAGCGATACTGAACTGTTACAAGCTTTCCAAAGCGGATTTGTTCAGAAGATTGCTAAGAACTTTCCCGGTTCACAAGCAGTTAAAGAACTTGAACAGTTGATTGCTAGTCAGCCAAACGTAAAACAAGAACTTCCAACAATCATTAAGTTATTGGACAAGTTCCGTGATGAGCGTTTAGCAGATCAGCTAACTTATGAACAATTATCTAAACTTCCACGAGAAAAAAGGTTTGAAACAGATTATAATATCTTGTCAGTAACTAACACTAATAAGATTAAAAAGTATCGTACTTATCAAGAACTATATAAAAATAAGCAACCTTTCCCTAGAGGTTATACAGCCGAAGAAGCTAAACAATTACAAGCTGAGTTAGGATTAGACTAATGAGCAAAATTAATTGGGATGAGTATGTAACTAACCTAGAACGGGCGGGTGGGCAGCAGATAGGTCCCGGTCCGGGGGCTGCTCAGGCTGCTCAAGCAGTAGAGCAAAGAGGTCAGAGATTTACTTCTGATGTTGGAACTGCAATGTCTCTTTTTCCAGATATTAGACCGCAAGGAGACCAGACAGCTCTTCCAGCTATCGGAGGCATAGTTGGCGGTCTATACCCGTTCTTGCGTCCTGAAGGAAGGATTGCTAAAGCAGGTAGTCAGCTTCTTAGAGGATCTCCGCTGGCGCAGTCTCTTGCCCCGTCTTTAGCTGGCTCTACTATCGGCACAGTATTTGGAACCGCTGCAGAACAAGCTGTTCTTCCTAATAAGTTTGTTCCGTCAGACTTTGCTAAACAACTAGCAGGCAATGTAGTTGAAAACGCTGCTTGGGATGTTGGTGGTAACTTAGTATTCTCATTAGGAGGCAAGGCTTTTAAAGTAGCTAAGAACGCCTTTGGAGATGCTGCTGGTCAGGTAGACCCAAGAGTAGCCACACAGCAGTGGCTGTCAGAGCGTGGAGGTACATTAACTCGTGCACAATTAACAGGCTCTCCTACTTTTAGAGCACTGGAGGCTTCTGCTAAAGGCGGCTTTGCTGATGAGGCTTTTCGTAAGCAACAAGCAGGCGTGGAAAAAGCAATTACTGCAGGAATGCAGGAAGTAAAAGATACTTTAAATACTTCAGAGTCCTTTAAACTAGCTTTAGCTTCAGATGAGCCGTTTACTAGGGCTGCTGGTGAAAACTTTAGAGAGCTTATTGCTACTGGTCGAGAAGCATTTAAAGACCGCTATCGTCCTTTCTATCAAAGTCTGACAGAGCAGAATGGTGTCTATGTTGACCTCAGAGGAATTAAAACCCAAGCACAAAAAGAACTAGCTAATCTGTCTAAGATTAAAGATCCTAAAGGAGCTACTAAGGATAGAATAGATGTTTTAGATAGCGTTGTAGCTCAGAATGACTTTGTTGACTTTGGTACTGCCCATCAACTTAGAAGTGACTTTTTTGCCTCTGCTGATGACTTAGCCCAGCCTGGAAAAGCAACCACATCCAAACAACAGATCTTTACTAAATACGGATCTGATTTTGAAAAGGCTATGGATGACGCTATTCAGTTTGCTGCTTCTACTCCACAGCAAAAAGAAAAGTTAATAAAAAGAAACCTTGCTTTTGTTCCGTTCGAGCAAGGACAAACATCTACAATTGTTACAGGAGAGCAGTTTAATCCTTTCCTGACTAAAACAACCTTATCAAAAGACACTGTAAATGAATATAATAGAGTAAAAGGATTGTATAAAGAAGGTTTTGGTAGTCTTTATAACGAGACAATTACTAGCGCTCTCCAGCAGGCGCCTTCTAAGGTAGGAGCATACCTAGCTGATTTGACAGAATCAGAGAAGTTTACAGACTTATTTAAGGCTGTCGGTGCTATTGATCAGTATGTTTCTAAAGCTGGAGTAGAAGGCTCTCAGTTAATTAACGATGTTAAGTACTCTTTTTTAGAGAAAAACTTATCTACTCCTGAAATGGTATTTAAGTTTAATCAGGCTCTAAAACAAGATAAAGACATGAACAGTGCTTTCTTTAAAATGTTTAGAAACGAAGCACCACAATTAAAACAAATTATTCAAGCTGCTGAGACTGGGTTGGAAGAGGGAGGCGCACAAGCTTCTTTTGTTAGGAACAAAGCACTTGGTGTGGCTGGTGTTGGACTGGGCGGTGTAGCTGGTTATTTTATTCTTCCTTCAGATGTACAAGACAGGCTGTCGTCTGCTATTCCACAGCTTGCTACTACTGCTGGTGTATTTATTCTAACTCCCCGTCTGATTGCCAGAGCATCTACCAATAAAGATGCTATGGATGCCCTAGCAGGGCTTGCAAGTGCTTCTAAACAGCCTAAACTAGGAGGGGCTGCTACAGCTAAAATAATTGATGGTTTTAATAAGTCTGGTATTATTGATTCTGAGTACATTACAGCAGTAGACAATTTCTTCAATACACCAGCGCCTGCTCCATCTGCTGTTTCTGCCCCAGAACAAACTGGTCCCATTAACTGGGATGCTTATCGGCCTACTGAATAAACTATGAGTGAACCAGTAACACAAGCTGCCAAGGCTGCTGTCTCTGGCATTAGGGAAGCTTTAGCCGTAGGTAAGGAACTAGAGGCTGTTACTAAGGACATTCAAGACCTTGGTAAGTCTGAGATTCAAGCCAGAGATGCCTACCGCCGTAAGCAAAAGAAGAGACCATCAGATACTTCTGTCTTCTCTGCTGTCGAGGAGTGGCGAGGAGTATACGAAATCAAGAAGCTACAGGACGAACTAAAGCAGGACATCATAGAGAAGCATGGTCAGGCTGCTTGGGCTGAGGTAGAGGTTATCCAGCAGAGAATCCTTAAGGACAACAAGGATTTAACTGATGAGTTTGGTAGAGACATACACAAACTTGCAATGCTCAAGTGGTACTGTTTTATAGCTGCTTTCATCCTAGTTAGTTTTGCCTATGTCATGGGCTATAATCCTTAAGGAGTTATTATGTTATCCCTTATTTCCTCCGCTGTTGGTTTCCTAGCCTCTGGTTTACCACAGGTACTTAGCTTCTTTCAAGACAGGGCTGACAAGGCTCAGGAGTTAAAGCTTGCACAGATGCAGACTGAGCGTGAACTAGCTCTTGCAGAGAGGGGCTTCTTAGCCCAGCAGAAGGTCGAAGAGATCAGGACTGACCAGATTACCCTCCAGACCGATGCAGACCGCCAGAGCGCCGCTTTAGACCACGACAAGGCTATCATGGCTCGCGCCTCTAACTGGGTAGTTAACCTGAACGGGATAGTACGCCCAACAGTAACCTTTATCTTTGTCCTAGAGTTAGTGATGATTAACATAGCACTGACTTACTTCCTGCTGCGTGGTGGGCTAGGCAGTATGTCTGTAGAGCAGTTCATCGCAGCCACTGATGTCATCTTCTCTGAGGATGAGATGGCCTTGCTGTCTGGAATCATTGCCTTCTGGTTTGGTTCTCGTCAGTGGGGCAAGAAGTGAAAGTAAGCAGTGCCTGCATAGAAGGGATTAAGAAAGATGAAGGAGTTAGAGTTCGTCCATATCGCTGTCCTGCTTTGCTTTGGACTGTTGGCGTTGGTCATGTTATCGATCCTAATCACATAAGGACACCATTCAATGAACGCAAAGGACTTAGTATCCCTGATGGGTGGGATAGAGTTTTGTCAATGGCTGAAGTGGATAGAATCCTCTCAGAAGACTTGGCTACATTCGAGCGAGGTGTTCTTAGACTATGCCCTACAGGACTTACCCAAGGTAGGTTTGATGCCTTGGTTAGCTTTAGCTTCAATGTGGGACTGGGAAACCTGCAAAGATCCACGATAAGGATGAAGCATAACAGAGGCGAATACGAAGCTGCTGCTGATGCTTTCCTTGCGTGGACCAAGGCAGGTGGTAAAGAGCTTCCCGGCCTAGTTAAGCGCAGGAAGCATGAGAGAGCTATGTACTTAGTCCCAACTGAAGAGAACTCTGAGGAATAAGAAGTCTACCACTAGGTAGTTTGTCCCTTCCTCTGGGTCTTGTACATACTCTGCTCCACACATAATACCACAGATAAAGTTAAGTTCGATCATCATATTTCACAGTGCCCCGCTACGCAGGCTAGGGTCTGCGCTCCCTCTACGTTGTCCTCTTCTTCCTTAAGATTATCCCACACAATCTCTGTAGGCATCTTTGAAAGAAGCTCCTCGTACTGCTCTTTAGTACACTCCTCGTAAGGCGCTTGTCGATAAGATCCTCCATCCCAAGGCAGGAAAGAGATACCACTAATCTCATCGAAGTTCCTCCACACCCACGCTCCTACGTCCATCCACTCATCTTCCTTCACAGAGATGGTGACAGATGGTTTATGCTCACACCAGTGACGCTGATACATTAGCCACAGATCAAGGTGCTGCATAGCTGTTAAGTCCACACGAGTACGAGAAGCCTCTGGTGCTTTCACTGGGAAAGAGAACACCGCAGTGCTGTCTGGTCTCATAACACAGTCCTCTGTAGGAATACCTGAGTCTGTTAAGAACTTCGTGAGAGGATCTTTCTTATCTCCACGAACACGGCGAACATAATACTCGCTATGTCTAGTATGAATACCAGAGGCAGAATTAACAAGTTGAGACACAGTGCCGCTAGGTTTGACACAAGTAATCGCAGCAGACACAGGAATTCCCAAACGTGCTGCAAACTCATTGTTGGTAGTAATGGTGACATCGCGTAAGTATTCAAGAGATTGCGTAGTGCTTTCACAGACCCTCCCCATCCAAGGATTATCTAAGATACCAGTTAATGATACACCCAAGAGACGCTCCTCCTCAGTGTTCTTCTGCCAAATCTTACGAAGATATGGGAAGTGCGTCAGAGTGCTCTGGAATGTTCCTAAGATTGTGGCGATGCGTACTTTGTTAGCCAAGTCTGCAACGGTATCCTCGGCCCGTACAACGACTTCTGTGAGGTTACAGAACTGATATGGGCGAAGGATGATTTCTGAGCAGGGGTTAGTACCAAAGTCGTAATCTGAATCACGTCTCCCATTCTTTGCAGCTTGAGTTTTACTTGCTGCTCGTGAGAAGATTCCTCGCTCTCCAGAGTGACTGTTATAGAGGCTAGTCCACTCTTGGAGAAACTGTCCGATATCGGGTTTACTAATGTAAGAAGCTGAGTTGTTAGCCAAAGCTCGTTGTGCGTTGTGTTCCCACCAGTTTCCACTCTTTGCGCTCCTCATACGGTCATCTTCGAGATCAGACAGACTGATCATTGCACTTCTTCGTACTCCACCCACAACGACAACTTCCCCGATCTTGCAGAGAATATCATGACATTCGAGTGATGTAAGTTTCCTACCCACTGCTCCTTTGAACTTGTCGGTAACAAATCTAAAAAGTTCATCCAAAGGTCCGGGACCAGAGGCACGTCCTCCAAAGGTTCTGAGTCTGGCTCCTGCAGGTCTAATTTTGGATAGGTCATACCTTGCCACTTCCCCAGAGTATAGTAGAGCGATGAGCTGGCGTAATGCCTTGGCCCATCCTTCTTTCGAGTCCGCAACAGAAATAGTAGTCTCAGAATCAAACAACTGATCTGGCACTTCAGGTAATTGAGTAACATACTTATGCTCCACAGAAAAGCCTACACCTGTACCACACAGGAGAATGTACATAGCCTCATCGAATGCTTTAGGGTCATCGATAGGCAGATAGCTGCAGTTATAACCAGCAGTGTTGTCACGGTCTAGTGCCTTGCCTGCGGTCATGATAGCCCTCATGGATGGCATAACATCCAGGTTCTTGACAGCATTGATAAGCTCTAGGCGTAGGTCATTGTTAGGAGAAAACTTGTACTTCTCTTCCAAGTGGTTAAACATAAAAGTAAAGTATCGGTCTACTGATTCTTCCCAGTGTTCACGGCGATTCTTCTCAGGCATGAACCTGCTGTAACGACTCTTTGCAATAAACTGTTGATAGTAATCCATATTATAATTCTTCCCAATTAACTAGCGACTCTAATCTGTCTGCTTTGTCTTCAATAATATCATCAAACCTTTCAACTATATCCTCTGAACGGATTGACAACTCCTCTATGAGCGTTAACTCATCCCACCTTTTCATGCGCTCCTTTATCTCTTCTAATGTTAAGGCCATAATTATACCACACTTTTCTTAGGTTTGCTACGCTTTTTACTAACTACTTGTGGCAGATAACTAACTGCCTTCTCTAGGCCAGTATCCCAGTCAGAGTAATTATCCCACCATACTGTAGTCATATTGTCGTACCAGTAGGTTTTCTCAGCAACAGGATACCATCTCCAGCAGGCCGTGCTCTCGTCACCTATTAGGTTCAGAGTCTTAACGCCAACACTTGCAGCACAGTGGGCGATAGCAGAATCCACAGAGATAACGGCATCTAGTGTTTGGATTTTGTCTGCTGTATCAACCCACTTAAAACTATCTAAGAATCCTTCTCCAATCTGCAGAGATACAAAATCATACTCAGGGTGTCTTAGCACAAACTTATCTACTACTTCTTTAGGAATCTGTTTTGCTATCATATTCCAAGACTTGTTATCAGTATTATAAAAGATACCAACCAAAGGCTTGCTGCGCTTAGGAGCTACTATCTCAGGGTTACGGTACAGACCTTCTGCACCAAACCACCGATCAGTGGGTGCGGCAGGTAACAGACCATGCTCCATCAGAAGATAAGGCATAGACATCATCTTTATCCTAAACACCGAAGGAGGGCACTCGCTAGAGTTTTTACTGAACCTTGCCTTGGTATCCAGCCTACGCAGAAGTGGAATGATCTCTTCAGGATAGACACAGAACACATTGTTTGTAAGCTGGTTAATCATAGGGATGAAGCGCGAGAACTGTAGCATATCTCCCCAACCAGCCTCTGACCAAACTATTACATTACGTCCTTTAATGTTCTGTCCCGGCATCCAGACAGCAGCCTTATGAAAGTTATTCCTAACTCCGGGGAACTTAGCATTAGCATTCCAGAAGGCATCTGGTAAGGACCGAAGTTCGTGCAGTTTAAATCCGTTTGCCCAGTCTCCTTCACGGATTAAGTTCTGCCCTTTCTTATAGTCCTTATCAGCACTAGACCAGTTTATCTTTAGTGTTCCCGTCATAATACTTACCACCAATCTTATCGTAGTTGTCTATCATAAACTCAAGGTAGTGCTTTGCCTTCTCAAGATCCTGCTTACCTGCTTTCTTACGATGACGCTGCACATACTTGATTACATTGCAGGCCCAAGGGTCTAAGCCCCAGTCAAGGAAGACATCCCAAGGCTCGATGTCAGACTTGTAATGATCGCCTCCAATCTGCTTAGACTTAATATAATCGCCTAGTGTTTTATCATCAAATTTAGAATTACGATGGTAGGCCACATACCAGTCATTAGGTGTTGCGTTATCAATGCTCATACTTCTTCCTTAAATAGTTAAGAGACACTGGCATCTCATCGAAGCTACCATTAGTAACTTCATGCAACAGCCATATACCACGCCAGTACTTGTTACCCTGACTACCTAGATAGTCCTCGTCATGCAGGTAGCAACAGCCACTAAAGAGACCAGTGATCTGCGTACCATCAGCGCGATTAGAGTAGGCTATCTGTCTGTTCTGCACATGGCCCATCACTGAGGACATGTGCTTCTTAGCTAGAAGAGCGGCAGCAGAGGCTACAGCACGCCCCATAACGCCAGAAGTAAAATAATGAGCGTACACAACCCCATCAATAACAACAGGTTCAAGGAACGGTACAACTTCCCAACCATGATGTTCGTAGTTAAGGTCGCTGAGACTAATAGTTCCATCCAGTTTAGGGTCTCCTTCGACAGCTCTGGAAATTCTTTCTTCATGATTTCCAAGAGTGAGGACCATTCTTGG